ACTACAAAGAAGATATCACAGGCAGTCAGTTTGTTATTACCAATCCCAATGCTCAGTCAACCTGCGGCTGTGGATCAAGTTTTTCAGTATGAACCCAAACAATTACCCAGTGTATCCAGAAGATGATGGCACTGATCGTCCTAGAAATCCTTATAGCCCAGTATGAGAGCAAGTGAATTTGTTGTCGAAAAGAAAAAAAGAAAACGCAGACCGCGTTGGGCTGCTTACGGCCCCGGACCCTACGGCGGCTACGGATACGACACAGGATATAGTGGTGATGGTGGCGGAGACGGTGGTGGAGTGGGTGAAGATGCAATGCGAGGTGTGATCTATACTAAACCCGATTTAGAAAACGAATGGCTTGAAGCAAATCGTTATCCAGAATTTCAAAAATTAGGCAAGGATCAGTGGATCAAGATTTCTCGGCAGGGTAGTGTGGCCAAGTGGTCAAGTTTAAAAGATGTCGGCAATGTTGACAATGATTTATCTAATTTAGAACCAGAAAAAAGAAAAAGAGCGGCTGTACTGGTAAATCGTGGCAAAGTCGAACTACCTATTGTAGGTCGTTGGCCTGACGGTTATTTGGATCTAATTGCCGGTAATACTCGCATCGCTACACTATTGGATCAAGGGCATGATCCTAAAGTTTGGGTTGTAGATGTTCCCGATGTTGACATCAAAGAAAACTTTGCAGATGGTAAGAATCCACAGGACAAAGGTGATTCAAAACGCCATGGTATTAATACCAAAGCATCAGTGAGTAGTCTACGTAAAACTGCCAAACAGGGCGGCCGCAAAGGACAACTAGCACATTGGTTAGCTAACATGAAAGCAGGCCGTGCTAAGAAGAATAAATAACAGTATGAAAATACGTGAAATTTTAGAGTCAGCAACAGCAGGCGCTACCAGTGCTGGTAACGTAGCTATAGGTGCTGTATACAAAAATAAACCCGGAAAAACAGCAAAAAACAAGGACGGAACCGCAAAAAACGCATTAGATCTCAAAGGAACTAATCTGTTAACTGGTGGGTCTTTGGTAAAAAGATAAATACATAATACACTTTTAGGAATGTGAACATGGACTTCAAATCGTTAATCAGCAAAATAGAAAGTATCGATGGTAAAATCAATACTCCAAAAGCACCAGAGCTACCCAAGTCTGTGCAATTAAATGAAGACGCACAACTGCGTGTTCTAAGCGGCCGCACTACCTACGTTGCTGAAGCTAAGAAGAAAGCTGAAGAAGACGTTAAAGAAGCTGACGACATGAAAGTAGGCGACAAGAAAAACATCGCTACTGGCACTGTTGAAAAAACAAAAACAGGCATTGTTCACAAGAGCAGCAAGGCCTATGGCGGCAGTGAAGAAAAAGAAGCTGATGACGAAGATGACAAGCCAAAGAAGAAAGCCAAGAAAGAAAGTGTAGAACCAGAATTTAAAAGCAAGTTCATGAAGATGGTCGAAGCCAAGAAAGAAGAAGCTGCTGACAAGAAAAAGAAAATGGCCAAGAAAGAAAAGATGGCAGAAGGATCCAAGCCAGACTTCCTAGACGTTGACAAAGACGGCGACAAGAAAGAGCCAATGAAAAAAGCTGCCGCTGATAAAGGTAGCGACAAGCCCACAGATAAAAAAGGTTTGTCAGACAAGCAGAAAAAACTTCCACCTGGTCTACAAAAAGCTATTGCATCTAAAACGGAATCAAAGATGATGCCAAAAGGCAAGAAGAAAACTGTTAAAGAAAGCGTAGAAACAAAAATGTCATTTAAAGAAATGGTACAGTTGGTTCAAGAAAGTGGCGGTCAGCAACAAATCGATCCTGTAGACAAAGCATTGTTTACCTGGGCCGAGCGTGTGGCCAAGAACAAACTAGGCGAAGGCATGAAAGCTGACTTATACGCAGGTTTGGTATATGAACGCAACGGCGGTGAGTTCGAAATGTATGATGTACTAAGCGAAGCACAAAAGTAATTCAACCAAAAAGTGTTAAAAGGCCAGTCATAGGTTGACTGGCTTTTTTTATGACTATATAATAGTCATATAGGAGAGAACAAATGTCAAAAATGTATGGACCGGAAGAAAAAGCCAAACTTGAAAGATTGATCAACGAAGGATCTAATGTGCTTCGTGAAGTAGAAGATCTCAGTGAAGGTCTGAAAGAAACTGTTAAAGCTGTGGCAGAAGAATTACAAATCAAACCCAGTTGGATCAACAAAGCCATACGTATCGCACACAAAGACAATTGGAAAGACCATGAGGCAGAGTGGAGCGAGATTGAAATGATTCTCGGTGTTACTAAGAAACTTCCTGAATGAATGAATTATTGAAACCAACCTTTGATTGGATCAGAGAAGATTGGCACAGCAACAGCTTTCGTTTTGTTGTTGAGTTACTTGCTTGGGCCGTCAGTATAGGCTGTGCAATCACCATGGCAGTTACGGTTCCTAATCCGCCTTTGCTTGCTCTGTATCCTATCTGGATTAGTGGCTGTGCCATGTATGCTTGGGCTGCTTATACTCGGAAATCGTTTGGCATGCTAGCTAACTACATGTTGCTAACCGCGATTGACACGTTCGGCCTAGCAAGAATGCTAATTAATTAAAGAAGGTAGGCGGGCCATAAACCGCACATTGGTATTTGCAAGCCTAAAATTGCATAGGAGAACAAATGAGTTTCGTAGACGCATACTACAATCGCGACGATGACAAGATACTTGTCGTCGAGCGTGACGACAAAGGGCAGAGGCATTTCAAAGAATATCCTGCCAGACATGTATTCTATTACAACGACCCCAAAGGCAAGTTCGAATCCATCAAGGGTGAACCCCTTAGTCGTGTAAGTTCAAAGAATGTCAAAGAACATCGCAAAGAACTTGCCATACATTCAAACAAGAAACTCCACGAGTCAGACATCAATCCCGTATATAGATGCCTAGAAGATCACTATCTCAATCAAGATGCTCCTAAACTAAATGTAGCATTTTTCGACATTGAGGTAGACTTTGATCCAGAGCGTGGTTATGCTTCACCTGATGACCCATTCATGCCCATCACTGCCATTGCTGTGTATCTGCAATGGATGCAGACCATGGTGTGTTTGGCGATTCCCCCCAAGACCATAAGTATGGAAGAAGCAACCAAAGCAGTCGCAGAATTCCCCAACACCATGCTGTTTGATAACGAAGCAGACATGTTAAATACTTTCTTGGATCTAATACAAGAGTCGGATGTGCTAAGTGGTTGGAATTCAGAGGGCTTTGATATTCCATATACAGTTAATCGTGTTACCAAAGTTCTCAGCAAAGAAGATACTAGACGTTTTTGTCTGTGGAATTGCTTTCCCAAGAAACGTGAGTATGAAAAGTTTGGCAAAACTGCTACCACCTATGACTTCCATGGGCGTGTGCATATAGACAGTCTCGAGCTATATCGCAAGTACACCTATGAAGAACGCCATACATATCGATTAGATGCTATTGCTGAATACGAATTAGGTGAGCGTAAAACACAATACGAAGGCACGTTGGATCAATTATACAACAATGACTTCAAAACATTCATTGAATACAACATCAATGACTGCATGCTTCTTGAGAAACTTGATAGAAAATTAAAATTTATCGACCTAGCTAATACCATTGCACACGAAAACACAGTGCTGTTGGCAACCACTATGGGAGCTGTAGCAGTAACCGAACAAGCTATTATCAACGAAGCACATCGCAGAGGCATGATAGTTCCTAATCGAATCAATCGCGAAGGATTAGACACGCAGGCTGCTGGCGCTTATGTTGCATATCCCAAGAAAGGCATACATGAATGGATTGGCTCGCTTGACATTAACAGTCTGTATCCATCAGCCATTCGTGCATTGAACATGGGTCCGGAAACCATTGTTGGGCAGTTACGGCAAGATGGAACCAAAGACTTCATTGCTGTAGAAATGGCCAAAGGAAAATCATTTGCCTCAGCTTGGGAAGGTATATTCGGTAGTCTTGAATATGCTGCTGTGATGAATCGCGAAGTTGGGCGTGAAGTCATTGTTGACTGGGAAGGCGGCGGCAGTGATACACTAAGTGCGGCCCAGGCCTACGATCTTATATTTGACAGCAATCAACCCTGGGTGATCTCAGCCAACGGTACCATATTCACATACGAAACCGAAGGAGTGATATCAGGACTGCTGGCTCGTTGGTATAAAGAGCGCAAGCAAATGCAGGCCAAGCTCAAAGAATGTATTGCAGCTGGCAACAAGATCGAAGAAGAATACTGGGACAAGCGTCAGTTGGTTAAGAAGATTCTGTTGAACAGTCTCTATGGTGCGATTTTGAATCCAGGTTGCCGTTTCTTTGACAATCGTATCGGTCAGTCAACCACACTAACTGGTCGACAAATTGCCAAACACATGGCATCAAAAGTAAACGAAATTATCACCGGAGAGTATGACCATATTGGTCGAGCAGTGATCTACGGTGACACAGACTCTTGTTATTTTTCAGCGTATGCTACACTGAAAAAAGACATTGAGAAAGGATCGATTCCGTGGTCTAAGGAATCAGTGGTTGAACTTTATGATACCATAGGAGAAACTGTCAATGGCACATTTGTCAAATTCATGCAGGACGCATTTCATGTTCCTAGAACCAGAGCTGAGGTCATCAAAGCAGGTCGCGAAATTGTTGCAAGCAAAGGACTGTTCATCACCAAAAAACGATATGCTGTCCTCTACTACGACAAAGAAGGCAAACGAGCAGACACAGAAGGCAAGCCGGGCAAGATCAAAGCCATGGGGCTTGACCTCAAGCGTTCAGATACCCCGGTTGTTATACAAGACTTCTTGAGTGAGGTGTTGACTAAAACACTAACTGGTGTGTCAAAAGAAGAGATACTGCAATATATCACTGATTTCCGCACAGAATTTAAAACTCGACCAGGCTGGGAAAAGGGCTCACCTAAGCGAGCCAACAATATCACAGAATACGCTGCCAAACAAAAGAAAGCAGGCAAGACTAACATGCCCGGACATGTTAGAGCTAGTCTAAATTGGAACACTCTCAAGCGTATGATGGATGACAAATACTCAATGCAGATAGTAGATGGCATGAAAGTAATTGTGTGCAAGATCAAAGACAATCCCATGGGGCATACTTCCGTGGCCTATCCTGTGGATGAACTGAGATTACCGCAGTGGTTCAAAGATCTGCCTTTCAATGATGCAGAAATGGAAACCACAGTGATAGATGAGAAGTTAGGAAACCTTATTGGTGTTTTGGAATGGGACATCAGTTCAACTCGCAGTGACAATACATTCAACAAACTTTTTGACTTTGAGTAAATTGCGGTTGCTTTTTACTCTAGATCTAAATATAATCTTAATATACAGGAGAATTCTTAATGAAAGATATACTACAAGACATCGTTAGCCACACACAGAACCTCGGCTTCTTGACCACAGTCAAAGTCACAGGCACAGACAAAGGCACAACTATTAACTCAATGGCAGATGACCGTTCAGTTATCATGGAAGCAGAAACTGCTAATCCGTATCCAGATATGATCGGGGTGTTTGGTATGCCGCAACTGAACAAGTTGAAATATCTCTTGGAAGGTGCGGAATACAAAGAAGGTGCAAAGATCAGTATCACCACAGCAGAACGCAATGGTGAAACTTTGCCAGTAGGCCTGCACTTTGAAAACAAAGACAGCGACTTCAAGAACGACTATCGTTTCATGAATCAAGAAATCATCAACGAAAAGATGAAGACTGTGAAGTTCCGTGGTGTCAAGTGGGATGTTGAAATTGAACCATCAGTGACTTCTGTGATCCGTTTCAACTTCCAAGCAGGTGCTAACTCAGAGCATCCCACATTCCTTGCTAAAACAGAAGGCGGCAATCTTAAATTCACATTCGGTGATGCAAGCACACACGGTGGTGAGTTTGTATTTGCACAGAACGTTGCAGGTAAACTAGATCGC